ACCTTAGGTAAGTTACCTACGTCAATGTAGAAAATTCTACGCTCTGGTGCTCTTGATATTCTGTATATAACTAGACTGTCCTCGATCATTCTAAGTTGATTGAGAACTTTAATACCTTTATGTAAGTAAGATAATACGATATTCCTATTGGTATCCATGATACCTGAGGTCACATAACAGATTGCATCTTTTGCAATTTTAATTCCGCTATTTGCGGATGTGTTCTGTAGACCTTTTGGATTGTATATAAAATACTCTTCGCCTTTACCGAAGTCATACTTCATAAACTCGTCTGCAGTTTTTGGTTTTGTTATCTGCCTTACTTTCTTAATCTTATGTGGATCTACGTATCTTACTTCTTTGATTCCATCTTGAGGTCTATCAAGATCAATTACTTTATGATAATATAAACGCCCATCAATGTACCATCTACGGAACATCTCGTGAGCTTTACTATCAAATCCAAATAGGTTTTTAATATACTCAAATTCGTCGCGGATCATAGTCTTTACACTTTCACTAACCTCAAGGTTATCAAGGTTAACATGTACTGGACTATCGTTTTGATCTGCAACGATTGCTTCGTGTATGATATCTTCGATAGCAGAATCCACTTCTGGATGCATTGCCATCTCACGATATTTTTTCACCATGTCATATTCAGTCTTGAAGTTACCGTCTAGATCAAGATACTGACCATAGTAACCTCCTGCAATATAACTAGTAGCTCCGTCCTCGCTTGAAGGTTGGATAGGAGAGGGAGCTCTCTCCTTTTCCAATTTCTTCTTAAACGAGAAACCGAATAACTCTGCCATGATTTAATTGGTTTCTTATCCTTACTATTTAGTTACCCACCAGCAGTGGATACTCCAACTAAGTTAGTTCCATCCCCACCTGTAGTGATGTGGTACTGATATGCAAACTCAACATCAAATTCTTCGTAAGAATCATTGTTGTCATATGCTATAGCAATTTGTCCTACACTAACTGGCCATGCTCCAACTAGTTCATAAGTACGGATTGGTTCTAATTGGTTAGATCCACCTGCAAACTTGTCTAACTGAGTAACTTGAATACTCTGGAAGATATCAGAAATGTCTGCTTCTGCAACGTTAGCATCAACACCATTTGTTAGTGCGATCCATTTCTCATATGCTGAACGTAATTTAAACGCATCATCATTATAGAATGTTGCTGTCCATGTTTCATAAGTTCTGTCGCCAGGAACTTTTACAACACGACCTCTGAATGGTAGTTCAACTGTACCTACGTTAGTTGCTGGCAATGCAGCAGACTTACACATATACATGACTGGTTTGTCAGAGAGACCATCAAGTGTAGGTTCAACTAAAGTTGTACCGCCTGTTGGCCAATTGTGTTCTACTTGGAAGAGGTTAGGTCTTACACCACCTCTGATTGCTTGTTGGAACGTTAAGAGTCCCAGTGTTTTGGCTTCTACTGCCATTGGTTTTGCTCCTTAATTAATTATCTTTTGGGGACGACCTCTTCAAAGCTAACACCAGTACGTGTAGCGATAAAGGTCAATGTGATGAAGTTGATTGAGCGTGCAGGCTTGATATAGAAATCTGCCTTAAACTCGTTTGAGTCAATGACTGCACCAGTGTTATTGGTTTTGTCACAAACAACCAAGAAATCGGTGATACCTCTTTCAGCCTGAATGCTTCTAAGGTATGGTTCAACAACATTCTTGAAGTTGTTACGAGTAAACTCATCATTAAGTTCAAAAAGAACCCCCTTCGCAGCGTTGCCGATAGTCTTCTCTATCACATTAAAAAGACGACGGACGTTGATGCGATCAAAAGCAGATGGTGAAGCGAGAGCAGTTTTGTCTCCGAACAGAAGGATACCTTGACCAGGAAGAGAAGTAATTGGATTAATTCTATTCTGATAAAGTTTGTCTCTTTCAGTTCTGGTTGGTGAGAATGCTAACTTAACAGCATTCTTGATGGCACCACGATTCAAACCTGCGGGTGAGAACCAAGGTAAACCATTAGCAGTTGTAGCAGCACATAATCCTGCAACATCTCCGTTGCAAGGTACGTAACGATACTTGTCTGCAAATCTGTCGTAGATGTACTTCCAACCATTGTCAAACACACCGAATGATGTTGCTTGCATTGTGTCGTAGAAGTCTACTACGTTTTGTGCTTGTGTTGCTGAACTAGTAACTCCAACAACATTTCCTTTCCATGGTGAGAGGAATGCAATACAATCTTTTCTTGCTGAACTGATTGTTAAAGCAGCAGCTGCAATTGCTTTTGTATTGCTTTCTGCAGATGCACCTGATCCAATGTCACCAGGACCCATGAGTAGATAATCTATCTCAACTGTTTCAGTGTCTGCAAACTCTTGCATTGCTGAGATAATCTCTCCAGAAGTTGCTCCACCTGATTCTGCACCTTTGATGAAAGTATATTCACTAACACCTGAAAGGTCAAATGCAGTTGTAGCATCACTTCCTTTGTTATTAGTGCCTGAGATGTTACCACCAGTAATAGACTGGTTTGCACTTACATCATATATTCCTACAGTTTCATGAGAACCCCAGTAGATCCAATCTGATCCATCAAGAAGTACTTGTGGATAATAGTTTTGAGAACCTTCAGATGTTCTACCATTGTTTGCTTTTGAAAGATAAGTAAATTTTTCAAGAAGCGTATTTGGTGAACCAGTTATTTCGCCAGTTGCGTCATATACTACAACATGTATCTCATCTTTAGATCCACCACGATCAGCAACATAAGGAGAAGTTGTTGGTCTAGGAGCAATTGCAGACCAAGGTAAAGCAGGTTTATTACCTACAGCAGGGTAAACTACTTGCTCATCGTACCAGTTTGATTTAGCAGTTACGTTGAGGTCAGTAACACCGTTTTCAATAACGTCAGTTGCTACCCAAGTATCTGAAGTAATCAAGGAAACCTTGTTGTTGGCACCATCCCATGCAAAGATGTATCCAGACTTCGCACCATTAGGGCTAGCGGATGCAGTCTGAACTTGTGTACCTATAGTTGATGTGGTAAGAGCACCATCTAATGTGAGGGTGACATCAGCACCTGTATCAATAGTTGCTACGCGAAGAGAGTTCTGATCTGCACCAACGTTTCTTGCTGCAAACCTAAATGGGTTATTTCCTGCGTAAAAATAATCTGCTTCGTATACGTCCTTCGTTGGTATAGAAAGAGTATATGGTGAAGTTACTGAATCATCTGATGCTGTTAGTTGTCCTGATGTTGCACAACGAACTACATCAATAACACCACCGTATGATAGGAAACTTGCAGCTGTCCACCAAGTCTCTGCGTTGTCATCAGTTGGTTCCCCGAAAGTTTCAATTAATTGAGCTTCTGTTGATATACGGACTGGTGTTAATACTGGTCCTTTTAGGAAGGCACCAGCGATTGCTCCAACGTTTACTTCAACCGTCTCAATCGAACCAATAGTCAGATCTCTTTCTTGAATCTCAACTCCTGGCGATAAGAGCGTGCTAGCCATGCGATTACTCCTGATAATAAATCAATTTTTGTCTATAGTTATTTAGAAATTGGAGCTTTTTCAGCGATACTCCCACATGAATGCTTTATCACCATACTCATCTACTTTGAATTTTTCCCAGTCATCATAGTCTGGATCGTTCATATCAATCGTCCAAACGTTCCCTTCATTATCTACTATACGTTCGTCTTCTAATCCATCATCAATGAATCCAAAAGGTGCCATGTCTTGTTCGATAGCATTCTTTTGTTCTTCATATATCTTTCTTCTGATGTCTTGATCAGTCATTTCTTTGAAGTATTCTTGCTGAACTAACCAAGAGAATATAACCAGACACATAACTAAATCGTCATGATATCCCTCGTCTGCTTCAAATGACTGCTTATTTTGTATGAAAGTTGTTAATTCTGCCACTATATTATAGTCTCTCACTAATAACTTATCATCTTCTATAAGAGTTTTAAGGTTTGAGCATCCCTGTGCTTTCACAGTCTTACTCATCTTGACACCCATCTGTG